TCACCTAAGTTTTCAATAGTTACAGTTGGTGTTCCTGTATAGTTGGTGCCTGGATTCTGAACAATGAAATCCACAATCGTTCCATCTTGGGAGAACTCATATAATAATCCTCCAATACCAACATTTATATTACCTGTATTAAATGGAACTATGTCTTTAACTTGTAAAAGACTCAGTGATGGATCCCAAGATACTACAGTTCCTCTTACTTGAGATACAGAACCTAATACTACTTCATTAACACTAAAGTTTTGACCATTTCCTACATTAGGATCTAAGTATATATTTAATATTGCAGGATGTTCTACACCATCTGTAAGTGTACCTGCAGTATCAACAGTTGCAAACTTAAATGGTAAACTAGCATCTTTTACTCTATCACCAACAGCGAATAGAGTTGTGTTAGTTCCACCTTGAGTTTCCTCAATACCATATAATGAATTATATAAACCACCATCAAGACTAATCTGACCATCATAATCTGTTCCAGTATTTACCAAATCAGGAATACCATCACCAGCACCATCATTTTCAGCAATATCTTGGAATGATCTGTCTCCAAATAATTGAATCGGAACTGTTAATAATGTAATATTACTACCAACAGTATTCAAGATAACATGAGGATCAAATCCTGATGGAGCACTTGCTGCAGTTCCTCCATCAAATTGAACAATAGCATCCTCAGTTGAAGGAATACCACCATCAATAAATGCAAGTTCATCAACTTCAAAAGTAACTAATAGTTCTCTTGTTGATGGATCCCAATCATAAACTCTTGCAATTTTATTGTTAGCACTTTCAACAGCACGAATTGCAATATCACCAACATTAAATTTATATGTTGATATACCATTAGAATCATTTTGACCTGCGTCTAAAAGGACTCTCTGATCATAATTAAAATTAACACCTCTAGTTAAACCAGAGAATTTACCTGCAGTCTTAGAAGTGTACGATATTGTTTCTTTATTTAATATAATTTGACCAGAACCAGGATATGCATCTGTAGAATCAACATATATTTCTGTATCACTTGCAGCAACATCTTTAACAACACCAGTTAAGTATATGAGAGAAGAGTTAAATGACTGTCTAGCATCTGACTTTCTCTTTAAATTAACTAATTTAGTAAAGATAATATTAGGAGGAGAAGTATATCCTTTACCTGGTTCTGTTACATTAATACCAGTAATCTTACCTTGATCAATAGTTGCTTCTGCTTTTGCACCAATACCACCTCCACCTGTAATTAATATGAAAGGAGGTTCTTGATAAAATTCTCCTTGATCTACAACACTAATAGAAGTAACTTCACCTAGAGTATCAATTTCTGCAGCACCTTGTGCTCCTTGTCCTCCACCACCTTCAAAGATAAGAGTAGGAGGTGTAGCATAGTTTCTACCCTGATTTAATAATGATAAACCTGTGACTGTTTGAACAGTCGGAGATGCAGTAGCTCCAGTTCCTTGTCCTCCCAAGATTCTTGCTGTAGCAGGACCAAAGAAGTTATCACCTTTCTTAGTCATTTTAACATAAGAAATAGTTCCGTCATCGTTTAGGATAACATCTCCCTCTGCTTCTGATGGAAATACATCAACTTCTGCAGGAGGTGTATCACCTTCAAATAAAGGAACTCCATAGAAACGATCTCCAATAGCATAAGGATAATAAGGATTACCACTGCTATCCTCTGTCATATAGTATGCGTATGTTCCGTTTGGATATTCTGGAGTAGGAGCAAACTTACCATTGTAAGCATCTAAAGTTCCTACAGATGTATCATAAATGTAATCATTTACTAGATCTCCTAGTACATAACCATCATTAACTATCCTAATTCCATATCCAGTTCCACTATATGAGAAGAGATATAATACGTTAGGAGCATTTACAGGAATTGTAAATCTAATTTCTCTTGTTGTAGCACCATTAAAACCAGAGATATATGATTGGTAAGTTGTTTCAGAACCATCAATATAATATTTTATACCATTACCATTAGTTACAGGACCGTCATATAGATCATTTGTATTACCAACAATTACTGGACTTGATGTATGCCATCCATCCTCTTGTGGTGAAACTAATAATGTAAAACCATCATTTGATGAATCATCTTGATTGAAAATATATGTTTTTCCTCTTTCAAGATTTAAGAATGAAGGTGATGTTCCACTATATACAAACTTACCACCTACAACTGTTATATTGTAAGTTACATTAGATACTGTATTAACTTGAGGACGATTACCTTGTAATTCAACAGTAGTTCTTAAACGATATGAAGATACTTCTCTAGCAGCAACACCACTAGAATTATATCCATAAGGTCCGTAAATTGGATATCCATCAAATGACATACCCAAAATTTTTGAATGACCATCTACATGTCGAGAACGATCAATAGTATTAGGATCATTTGAATCTGATTGATAATAATTTTCTAAGTAGTAATTATTTGGATGAGGTTCAACTTCAATCTCAGGATCCAAATACATATATCCTTCATGTCCTTCTTTACCAGACATGTCAGGATGATGTTTGCAGAAATAATATATAAATCCATTTTCATCAGCGTTCATCAAGAAGATTGGTGCAAACTCATTTTCATAGTCAGCAGCCCATGCCTGACTTACACCTGTGCTGTTGTAATAAAGAGTACCTGGTGATGAGTTATGAACACCATCTGGTGTGGTGCTAAACTGCATTGCATGACCTTGAGGATGTGCTTCTGATGCTCCGTTAGAACTATCAGACTGATTCCATATAATTAAATAATTTCTTGCAACTTTAATTCCTTCTGGAGCAAAATAATATTGACCAGGAACGAAAGGACCGAATTCATCTGCATCTGGTCCAAAATCAATATAGAAAATACCATTTGGTAATGCTTGAGGATCTTCAGTAATAGTAAAAGTAAATCCATTAGATCCTAAAAGTCTATCTCCATTTGAAAAAGATGCACCAGTACTAACGTTTCTTAGGTATACATGTGTAATAATATTTTGATTATTTCTAACAATCTTTGCTACTTCTCCTCTTGCTGCTCCAGACACTTCATCAACAATTCTACCTACTTCAACAGAACCTAAAGTTTCATCAACTTGATTTACAGCAAGGTAAATGTTATCAAGTTCTACTTTAATATTCCAAGTAAATACATTTTGTGGAGCTATTGCACCCCAATCAAATGTTCCATTATCAATAGCAAATTCATTTATAACTTTACTTGACTGATAAAAATATGTGTTATTATCAATTACTGCATCATAAACATTTGTATTTTTTACATAATCATATTTTACTGTATCAATACCAAAACCAGCTGGTGGATTTCCATCTGCACCAAACTCAGGAGTATGTAATAAACCACCATTTGCCATGATACCAATGGCTTTATCAGTTTGAATTTGTCTAGTGCCTGGATTAGGAACGTCTTTTCCACCACGATATATAAATGTTTGATCAAAAGATCTATCTGCAATTAATGCATTACCACCAGGTTGTCTTTCAACATCAATACCTGTATGAATAGAAGGTTTAGGATGATTATCAGATTGTATTCTTAATCTATCAATTTTATCACCTGCATTACTAAGAGAAAATGCAGCAGTTGTAGGTGAATTAGGGTGTGTTTGCCAAATTCTATTAATATCAAAAGAAGTAACTACACTTGGAGTTTCTTGTAGAGGTGTAATTTTAAGTCTTAAAGGATCATATCCTCTACCTCTTTCTAATACTCTGACATGAATAATTTGTCCAGAGTCTGCATCAATAATAGGATATAGTAGTGCTTCTACATCTGGTGTTCCACAACCAGTTACTGTAAGACGTGGTGGATCTGTAGGAATATATCCAGATCCTCCATTTGTAACTTTGACCGCACGAACACCAAAAATCTCATCGAATATTGGTTCGATTACAGCACCAGTACCAGGAACAGTTCTTGCCATTTATTAGCTTACAATGTTAATTTGACCTTGCATTGCTGCGTGAATTGTACACTGATAATACAATGTAGCAGGTGCATCCATAGGAACAGTGAAGTATAAAACAGCAGTTCCACTACCAGATTGACCTGTAGTGTATGGAGTACCTGATAATCCTTGAGTAGATTGAATTCTAAAAGGATGATTACCACCAGTGTTATTATCAAAAGCGTATGTCATACCTCTCATTAGATAGAGAGTGGGATCATTTGTTGAAGTTGCAAAACCAGGACCAGTGAATGTATAATCAGCATTACCATTTGCATCTAATTCCCACCAAGTAATAGGACTACGAGTAGGAATCCAGTTAGTTCCATTCCAGAATAATGAATCACCTTGAGCAATACCAGTTACGTTTGTATCTGTTAAAGCTGCAAACGTAGTTGTGAGAGATCCGCTAAAGTTAATTGTTAAAGTATCACCAGTAATTGCTGTCGTAATATTTGTTCCACCAGTGATAGTTAATGTATCAGTTTGTGAATTTGCAGTTGTAGATCCTGTATCAGCACCGATTGTTTGGAAAACATTGATAGAACTTACACCTGCATTATCATCGCCAGGTACCCAATTTGTTCCGTTCCATTTTAAAACTTGGTTAGATGTTGGTGCAGCAGTGGTAACATCAACATTGGAAAGATCTCCGATACCAGAATATTGTGTTAATAGAGATGCTCTAGTGTCACCAACACCGCCAGTTGCAATATTAATATTTACATATGGTTTATCATCACCATCTACAGTAAAAAAGTAACCAGGATAACCAGCTGCAGAAGGTGCAGCAGCTAATGAAGTGTATTCATTTTTATATTTCACCTTTGTAGGCATATTAATTTCACCTGTATCACCATCAAATGTGCTAGTTATTGAACCTGCAGAAAGAAGGATATCACCAGTTCCATTTGCAGAAACTGCAATATTACCATTAGATGAAGAAACAATAGAGTTTCCATTAACATCTAATGCAGATGTTAAATTAGAGTAATCACTAGCAGCAAACTGCGAACCATTATATCTTAAGACTTGTCCAGTAGCAGGGTTAGTAAGGTTGACTTGTAAAGTGCTACCATTACCTAACGCTGAGTAAATCTCGTTAAAATTATCGTTAATCTTGTCACCACCAGCTCTCAGGGTATCACCTGTGTTATCATTAGCTGATGTTCCAAGACCTAGGGTTTGTTTAGCCATTTCTTGCTACAATTTTTAGTTATTTATGGGGTTTCGGGGTCTACTAACTCTTCACCATATAGTGAAAGGTCAGGAGCAGTCCAATCATCTGGAACTGTAGTCTCAACATTGATTGCAGGATTTTGATATCCAGAACCTGCAGCACTCATTTCAACACCTGCTACCCCAACAAGTGCCTTAATATTTCCTTCAAAACCAGATATAGAATCAAGTCTAACAGTAGGTCTTGATGTATAACCAGATCCACCAGATGTTACTTGAACATTCTTAATAAATCCTGAGGTAATTACTGATTGACCAACAGCACCTTGACCAAACACAGATCCGAGATAATCGAATGTGATCAAGGAGTTAGAAGATTCAATAACAGCAACTTGTCTGTCTGCTGTCTCACCTTGAATATCAATAAAGTCACCAGGTTCGATTGGTGGAATAACTTCAGCAGCATCAACGTCTGCCTCAGAACCAACATAAGAAAATGCAACGAAGGTTGATCCAAATCTAGGAATCTCAGAGAAGATGATTCTAGAACCAACAATCTCAAAACCAACGCCTGGTTCTTGAATAACACCATTAAGAGAAACGATGATATTATTCTCAGGTCTGATAACACTAGATTGTACACCCTCTGTAAGAGTTAGTGAGTAGAATACATCATTACGTTTCAAGTTAAATGACTGACGTAATGAATCAAACTCAAATGATATATCATCTAACTGTCTAAGTTTACCAACATAGAATCCTGTAAACGATGCTCCAAGATCAGGTGCTTCAGTAAACTGAATAGTATCAGAGAACGCTGTATATGCGTTAGTAGCACCTGGTGGTTGTAGAATACCATTGACAAATACTAATAGATGACCTGCAGGATCTGGTAGATACTGAGTTCCATTATCTGTAGTAAGTTTGAATGTAGTTTGTACTCCATCAAATCCTCTAAAGGAACGTTTGACACGAGCTTTAAGTTCAACCTTACCAATAATTACAGATCCATAAGAATCTGGTCCTTTGAGTCCATCTTTATCATCAAATGTTCCTACAACATCACTAAGATATAATCTCTTATTAAGTCCAACATCACGAATGTCTTGAACGAGACCAGCTGCCTGACCTGCAGTTACAGTTGCAGTTAGAACAGAAGCATATCCTACAGGGAAACTTGCACCAACACCATAATCACCAATTATGTCACCATTGGTAAATGTTCCTTGATATTCTGCGATGTAAATGAAATTGTTATCAAGGTCAACTTCAGTAATAATCGCATACGTACTTGTATCTTGAATACCTGAGTTAACTTTATAAAGTCTATTACCTTCAGCAAATACATTCAATCCACTTATAATAGAAATACCAAGTCTCTTATATCCTGTGGATGCAATTCTATCACCAACGGATATATCAAGACCAGAGAACTTAACAACATCCAAATACTGTCTAGAAGATTCTGGATAAACAACAGTAGTTGTTTCAAATGTTCCTAATAAAGATGCAGTATCAACAGTTAATTTACCACCAGTATTATCAATGATTGCTGCTTCAGATTTAATGAATGATGTAGGTGTTGCAGTTGCACCTGATGTGTATCCCTTGAATGGAATATTATCATCAAAAGCACCTTTAAGATCAATAATATGAAGTCTATCTTCAACTGCACTAATTTGTGCTGTTGTAGAATTATTAGCACCAACAATATTATCTGCTACTGCCCAAGGACCTGCAGTTATACGAACATCAAGATATTTGTAGTTTGCATCTTCAAAGAAACCATATACAACACCAGTAACAGAAGGATTACCTTGTTTAGCAACAACTTCATTCATAGTATAAGGACCGTCTGTGATATCACCATCAATACGGAATCTCTGATAAACTTGAACAACTTTACCAGAGTTTTCAAGTACACTTTCTATTTCAGCATATTGACTACTTACAGTTCCATAAATGTAATCTGAAGAAGTTAATCCACCAGAAACACCAACAGGAATATCTCTAGTTCCGTATGTCTTAGTAGGAACAGAAATACCATTAACTTGTGTAATAGTTGTATAGTAAGTATCAACATTAAGTTGATTACGGATGATATTTAATCCATATCTAAGAAGTCTTTGAATAGAAATCTTTGCATAGTCACTCGCTGCAGTAGAATCATAGTAACTATAGAAACCTGCATTTGGTGAAGGAGATGTTAATGTGCCATCAAGTGCTTGACCCATATATCCTTCTAATAGATCTATAGTGTAATTCTTGATATTGTACTCAGTATTAGCATAGAATATTTGACCACCAACTGCTGTATATGGATCAACAGCACCCTTATTGAGTTTAGCACCCCAGAAATATACACCAGTAGTTCCGTCTCCAGTCCAAGATTGAGAACCTGCAGAACTATTGACTGTTACTTGAGTTCTAAGAGATGAGAAACCGAAGGAGAATGTTGCTGTAATATATGCTCTATACCAACCATTACCATAAGGAATTGCACCGTAAGCATCTCCAGTAATACCGAGTTGAGGTATGAATAGAGATCCGATAGTTCCATTAGTAAGATTTAGATCAAAGAATATATTTTGCTCACCTGCTTGTCCTTGATCAAGTTGTAACTTAAATCTAACAGATTGTGATCCAACTGCTTTAAAGAATACAGATGCAGTGAATGTTTGAGATACATCGCTAGTAGAACCAGTGTCAAAGGTTTCACCTGTAGAGTCAAACTTAACACCATCAGTATCAAAGGTTTCAAAAGCAGTTAAGTTAAAGTCTCTATGTAAGATATGATTACCTGCTACACCATTTTGTCCAACATATTTTTCTGCAGTTAGTGTTCCGTCAGGACCAGCGAAAGCATTATCTGTTCTAGTAAGATTAGTTTCAGTCCAGTTAGTTCCAAATGCTTCTGGATTAGTCCAAAGATTAGTTCCAGAAACTTGACCTGCAATGTTGCTAGTAATAGATCTTGCACTCTTAAGATACTCAACGTTTGAAGCTTCAGTATACCAAGTATAAGCACTACTTACACCACCGCTTGCAATCGTTCCTGTAGCACCACTAGGAGCAGTTAGAGTGTTTGTTGCTACCCATGCAGTTGAAGTAAATGGTCCGACATATAATAAATCATTTTCAGAATCCCATTCTAGTACTGTTGCAATTCCACCACCACTAGAAGTAACAACTTCACCTACAATAAAGTCAGTTCCATTTTGTGCACTTAAGGTAATTGTATATGCATCAGACGTTTTAGTAACATCAGTTGTAATACTATCAGATACAAAGTTATCAACTAACTCATCAATAAAGTCATCATATACCCAAGCACCAGTTCCAAACTGAGCATTAACTTGGTTTGAAATTTCATTCTTATAATAGTTTGTATTATACTGAATATTCTTAGCAGCACTTCTAGCAATATTTTTACCTGGTGCAAGAATGTTCACTGCAATATCAATTAACTCTTTGAATCTAAATGCTACAGCGTTAATATCACCAGGACTTTCAGTATCTCTGTAAGCTACTTCTCCTGTGTAAATCGCAGCATAATTAGGAGATGCTACTGGAGCTTCAGATAATGAATATGCATAGTTCTTAATTGCATATTCACCAATAGTCTTCAGTTTTTCAATAGAGTAGATTCTTGCAGCAAGTGCTTTCTCAGCAATAACAGTATTATTAATGGTTAAGTTTGCATTCAAATATTTCTCCATCTCTTGAATGGTAGAGTTAGTTCCACCTGTTTGGAGATCAGAGATAACAGCTAAAAGAAGATCCTCAAGAGCATTTCTAGCAAGTAATTGCTCACCAGCACCATATGTAAATGCATTATAATTTACACCGTTAAGTGAATACTGGAAATTAATTGTTGTGTATGCAGTTGTTTCATCAGTGATCCAATCTCTATTAAAGTAAAGTCTATCAGCACCAATCTCAAAATCATTACCTGTAGGAGCAATAATATCATTGATAGTTGTAACAAGAGTATCAATGTAAGTGGTAACAGCATCAAAGTAATTAGGAGTACCTGCACCAGCAACACCCCAATTTCCAACAATAATATTATCAGTATTTGTATAATCTAAAGTTCCTAGAACTGCTTGTTTAGCATACTCAGCAAGACGCTCATGAGCATAAACTGACTGGAATACTTGTAAACGAATATGTAATAACTCACCGCTATTACCAATGTAGAACTTAGCAGCAGTAACAGTTCCTAAATTACCATCATTCTCTACATCATCAGCAAGACCATCAAGGATTAGTCCAAGGTCAGTCTTACAACGTAATGTTCCATCTGTGCTACCACCATTTTGGTTTCTAGGCATATCCTGAGCAAGAGCAGGATATCTTGATAGCATATCAGCAGCTGCTTTATCAACAATTACAGAACGATTAGAACGAATTAACCTTGCAGCATCTCTAAATCTGGCTCTAGTATCAAGATCAATTTGATTAGTGTAAAGAATATCATTTGTTGTGTCTTGATATGTAGAAGTAAATTCTGTATCTAAGTACGAATCAACAGTTCCACCAACAAATTCATATTTTGGTTCAACTCTAGTAACACTTGCTAAATGATCAACAGCTGGATTAGCAGATGCATTTGTAATTGTGTCTGTGAGAATATCAATTAAGTTACCAACAGTTGTAAATACGTCTGCACAATCACTTGTTGTGTAATCCAATACTCTTACAGCATTTTGATTAGCAGAAACGAATGTGTGAGCATATTGATCATTAGGACCAGATTTACCTACATTAACTGTAATAGATGTGTTTGCAACAACAGATTTAACTGCAAGAACAGCGTTAGCAGCAGGATCAGTTGCTCTAGGATAAGAATGATTGGTTGCGTTACCATCTTTAGTGCATGTAAATGTGATACCACCGATTGCAATGTCAACTCTAGAAGCAGTAGTAAGTGAGTGAGAACCAATAGTCAACACCATGTCACCTGTGGCAGGATCGTAAGTTGCATCAGTTGGTTGGAAATATGTGTATGTTGGATTAGAAGAATCTGTAATTGTAGTATCAGTCTTCTGTGTCAATCCATGATCACCTTGAATTGTCCAAAGAGTATTTGTGATGATGTACTGAAGCATATCATCAACTTTTTCATAAGCAAATAATGTTTCTTTAACTGCAGGTTCAATCTGTGCGATTGTAACTGGATTAACATTTCTATTAACGTAGTAAGATGCAGCATCCCAAATATGATTATTAGATCCGTTACGAAGATCTTGAACGATTGCATTTAATGTGTCACGAATATCATCTTCACAGTTAATAC